ACTGAGGGCGTCAGCATAGAATTAAAAAATACAGCGGCAGTATTCAGTGATGCAAACCCATACGGCGCCAAGAAAGTTTATTATAAGCAACCATTCCCATCCGTTACCGCCTTTAGCGCGCTTGGATTGGTTACAACGTAATGGACATAAAGCCCAATATCCGCAGTAACTTTGGGCCACTGAGTCCGCGCGGTTTTAATAAGATTGCGGCTAAAGCAAACGAGCGCACAACGCGCGACGCCACGCGGGATTTATTGCCTGGGACAAAAGTATTTACCGCAAAAATTACAGGTAATACTACAATAATTTCTAATAGGCGCTGGAAGTATAATTGGATTCAATCGTATTTAAAATCTAGTGATAAACTATTTACCCAATCGTCAACGTATCTAGTTAGCGCCGCTGGTAGTGAGGCTTATAATACTTGTGAGGCGTTGCAACAGGATACGACAAGCAACCCTAAAGACGGCCCTGGCATTACACACGCAAACATCCCCGCGGGCTATTTATTGCAACCAATTGCAACGGGTACAAACGTTTTAATGTTTCAAAGCCGCGATGATTTAGGCGCTGTTACTTTTGTATTCTCGCTGGCTAACGCCATTGATGGGACGTGTGCGTAATGGCGCCGACTAAGAAACCAACTTTAACGCCACTGCAAACCGTGGTGCTATACGGGCAACTGATAGGTATTATATTAGCGCTTGGAATATATATAACCGACATTGGACGCAAGACCGCAACCCTTGACCGTATCGGTAGCGACGTTACCGAGCTTCGGATTATAGCGGCTGACTTGACCAAGGCGGTTATACGTAGCCAGGCAATAGATGAAGGCCACACCGCGGCGCTACAGGTTTTAACTTTAAAGATTGATAAACTCAAACCTTAATGGAGGAATATACATGGATTCGTTTCTCGGCAACATTTTTTATACTATTGTTTGCGTATCTATTGGTTGGGTACTTGGTCAATTATTCAGCATTGAAACATTTAAAAAATGGCTTGGTCCAAAGCAATAAATTTTATTTGCGTTTGCGCGTTTATTTTAAACGGTGGCTGTAGCGCCGCAAAGGAAATAGCCGCCAGCGCTGACCACGCCAGCACGTTGGCGCATTCGGTCTACACCCGCGCGCAGTGGATTACCACCCATTCTGCCGAGCCGGACACGATCAAGGCGGCTACGGCCATCCAGGCTGACGCGCTGGCTATCCTCGCTGAAACGTCAGATATAAACGTAGCCGTGAGTGGTGTACGGGATATACAAAGCGCCTACGTTACCGCGCTAATATGGGCTAGCGCGGCTGTGGTGTTTGCCGCGCTGGCTTTCATACTTTGGCAAAGCGGCCTAGGCGTAGCACTGCGCGCGCTGGCGGGCTGGATACCACGGCGCACACAAAACGAAGCGGCGCTAGCGCGTCAAATGCTAAGCGATGACCCAACCACCGCGCGGGAATTCGTGGCGGCAAAGCGTGCGAGTGATCCACTATTTGCGGCCGCTTGGGGAAGGTCTACAAAATGAGTTTGATGATGGCGGCTTGCTGTTGCGGACAGTGTGTTGCAGACCCACCGTGTGATCCTAATGCAGTAAAAGGTACATGTTGTATATCTTTAGATTCTTACGGTGTCGGGCCGTGTTCAACTGCTTATGTAAGTAGGTGTGAATGTTCAAGACTTTGTAATCAAAGAAATAAAGACAATGGCGGCGTATGCAGTTGTGGTGAACAAGGAGTTTACGCGTGGGTTAGTGGTGTAGATAATTCTTCATTGTGCAATGGTTGTTGTGTTTTATATGACAGTAGAACTGGTGCAAGAGTCAGAATAAATTCTTTAAACAAATGTGAATGTTATGCATACAATGTTTATCCAATTTTCTCAAGTTTCTATAGAAATCAAATTTGTTTAAATCAATCATGAATAAAAATTCAGAAATTAAACAAGAACTAATTTGTAATTTATTAAAAAATATTGATTCAAGACATCTTGATTTTATATTACAAGTAGTACAAGGTGAATTTATTCCGCCTGGTGAAAAGGGAACACTAGAAAATATGACGGAATACACCCGCGCCGAGCTTACCCATGCAACCCAAGGCCCTGCCAGCGAAGCCGACGCGGCGGCGCGCCTTGCGATCTGCATGAGGTGTGAACACCGCGCAACGGATTACAAAGGACAAACAGACCCAGTGGGGTGGTGCCAGCGTTGTGGCTGTGGGGCTAACCCGCGGGCTAAATTGACGGTTAAGGTAACCCTTGCTGGGGCGTCATGCCCACTGACGCCACCTAAATGGGAAGCCGTGAAAGGCACCGGGGCTACCCTAGCATCAGCCGTGGACGCGTTTGCGGGCGTCACTAAAAGCATCATTCATAAATTATCAGGTGGCTAAAGCACTAATAACTTTCGACCGAATGGCGGGGAATGTTTAAGACTTTTAGCACTTTATTTCGTCTTTGTGGTTTAACTGCCTACACTCAACATCCAATGCTTACACTCAGCGATGAGGTTTTAGCGTGGGAATTATGGTTAGTAGACCAACAGGGCTACGATATTCACCACTCTCAAAACTCAGGGCGGTGGGCGCGGCGTTGGGTCGAACACGCCGGGGACAAACTTACACCCGCGTCTTGCGTCGCATGGCTAAGCGATATGAGCATGGGTAGGAAACTATCACCGCAGACAATTAGAAATCGAATGTCAATTTGCAAACAATTTTGCGGTTGGCTTTTAGTCATGGGTCGCATTCAATCAAACCCTTGGATTTCAATCCCGGCGCCGCGTGGACGCGCTGGAGTGGGCGCTGACGCATTGACGCAAGACGAAGTTAATAGGCTTATTGATGCGGCGGAGCGCGCGGCGCGCCATCCTGATGGGCGTATACGCAACAACGCCAACGCGCGCGCTGTGCTTTACAGATTGCTCAACGGTACAGGTATGCGCTGGGGTGAGTGGAGATATCAGCGATGGGATGACATTTGTCTAAATAGTGATAGTGCTTCTCTCCAAGTGACAAAAGATAAAAGCCGCCGGCGCGACGCTCTGCCTTTATCCGCAAGCGTTGTGGCAACGCTTAAAGCGTGGCGTCTAATCAGCCTAGGCGAAACGGTGTTTGAGGATTACCCAACCCAAAAGGGCTTAGACCGTGACATGAAAAGCTGTGGCATTCAAGGCCGCGGCAAGTGGCACAGGATGCGCGTGGGGTTTGTTACCAATGCCTTTGAATTGGGATTACCAGTGGAACTGATTATGCGGCTTGTTCGCCACCGGTCATGCGATATGACAAATAAATATCTGCGCCATAAAAATTCTACGCTCAAAGCGGGCATAGAAAAAATTTCACAATTCGGGAAAGATTCTGCATCTGTAGCCCTTGACAAGCAGAATAGAGCGTGTTCTACTGCGCCCGTGTTCAAGCCCTCTACTAAAAATGCAGTCGATGAGCGTCCTCTTGGGAGCCTTGGGCTTGAACACTCAAACTTTCAAGGGGACACTCATCAACTGCAATCAGACTTCAATCGGGCTGGCGGGATTTGCACTTCCGACCCTATTGAGCGTTTGATTCTTTCGATCAGCCAGCTGGTTGATCAGATAAGGATTCAGAATGCCAAATTTCAAGACACAAGAGCAGTGGGTAAAAAGATCAGAGGACGTGGTACTGGCCATGAGCCACCTGCTGGACCAGTCAGCGGAATTCCCGAAGGAAGATTACAAGGCAAAAGCCCTACGCCGCGGCGCAGTAATAATTCAACTAGTCATAGCGACCAGGCTTCAAGAGGTAATCGATTGTTTGGACGCTGACAAAATCGCAAACGCTACGGACGTGCTATCAGCCGTGGCGCAGGTAGCTGACAGGCGAAGCGAAGAAATCCCGTTAGTAAAGACTGGCCAGGGTGACACCGAGCGCATGGTCTATGAGCGGGATTTGATAGGCGAAGTCAACAAACTATCAGCAATGCGAAAATTAACGGATATGTGGCGCCAAAAAAAGTGGGGTACAAAATGACATTTTCACCATGCATAATCGAGAATATGCCCGCGGCTGAATATCACAGTATGCGGGATTGGACGGGGTCTAGCGTGTTGCGGAAGCTGGCGAATAGTTCAGCGCTTCACGCTAAACACTTTGAAAGCACACCACTAAAGGGTGTAGCGCTTGATTTAGGTACAGCGTTTCACGCCGCAAAGCTTCAACCTGGGGAGAAAATCTACGCTATTGCGCCTGATTGTGACCGCAGAACAGCCGCGGGTAAAGCGCTGTGGGCTGAATTCCAAGGTGACCACCGCGGGCTACTCATCCTAGATTCCGAAATGGGAAACACCCTAAATGGGATGATTGAAGCGGCCGGCAAAGATTGGCGCTGGACCCAAGCGCTGAAGAAAACCAAGCGCGAGGTTTCAGTGTTTGGAGATTTCGGCGGGAAAATTAAAAGCAGGATGGACGCTTGGAAGGAAGATATTATTATTGATATTAAGACCAGTAGCGACCCCGTGGACGCCGCTAGTTTCGCGCGGAGCATGGACAAATATGGCTACGCCCAGCAAGCGTGTCACTACCGCGAGTGTTTAAAATCCGCATTGCGTTTAACTGACCAGTTGGTATGTGACAATTATAGTTTTATATTCTTGTGCATTGAAACTAAGGCGCCATACGGTACCGCCGCGTATCGCCTAGATGATATGGACATGGACCTACACATGGCCAGCATTGCGAATTTAAATAAGACGTGGCATTTATGCCATGCTCAGAATGAATATCCTGGCTACCCACAAGAAAATATAATGGAACTGCGTTTGCCTGGCTACGCGTTAAACAAACTTACCTTACAGAATGGGGGACCGCTATGAGTGATTTAATTGTTTATAATAACCCGTCCGAACAATTTCAAAACGTGGATGTTTTGGTGGAATTAATGCACAAACGTGCAAAGCATTTAATACTAGATATTAGGGGAAAATCGTACCCTACAGTGAATTATTATACTGCCCTGCTTTGGGCTTGCGGGCTTACGGCGCGAGAAGAAAGCGTAACTAAAATACTTACAGATGATGGGTCTACAGAATATGAGGCTTGTATATCTGTCCGCAGGGTAAGCGATGGTACGGAAATAACACGCGGTAGCGCCATTGCATCGAGTAATGAACAGGCACCGTGGGCGCGGCAAGCGTTCAGCATTCGCAGTATGGCAATAACCCGCGCGGTGGGTAAGACTTGCCGGCTGTACCTAAGCGTCATACCCATCATGGCGCGTATTGAAAGTTGTAGCGCTGAGGAAATGCCGGAACTGCCAGCGCTTCCGGCGCCAACGGCGGCGCCACAGGCAACAGGCAAAGCCGCTGGCATTACCGAGCGATTCAGCGCCGCGCGTTTAGATGAGGAACTAGACAGTTTAGCTGAGGAATTGTGTGGCATTGCGGACCAGCTGGGCCATGACACTACAGCCGCGAAGTGTCGCGCGCAGTGCGCCAAGGGCGCCGCAAATGGTAGCGAAGTAAAAGAGCGTTTACTGGCAAAGATTAAATCAGGCACGGAAAAACTTATAAAGGAAAGCAAGAAATGAAAGCAGTATTTAATAAACAGGATGCGGGTAAAACGTTCACAGCGGGCGCGGATATTTTGCTAAAGACGGGTGCCACGCACACGTTTACAATCACAAAGGCAACGGAAGAAAATAAGCCGTGGCATCTAAAGAATTTCCCGTCGAGCGGTGGTAATGCCTTGTGCCTATGGCTGGACTGTGAGCCAGGTGGGCGCCCAAGAATATTTCACGATATCCCGGTGAATATGACCAACGCCCTTAACGCATTGCTAGCGTCATGCGGGCAACCACTCCTAACGGAAAAGAATCCTGACATGAACCCAACCAATTTGGAAGGGCTAAAAGTGTCTTGCATTGTGGGCCAGTATGAAGGTAAGACGGGTATTAAAAACACCATCACGCAATTCTTGCCGGCGCCAAGTGGTAAAGCTGTGGCTGCAAAGGTGGCGGCGCCAGTGGTGGACGATCAGGATATTCCGTTTTAAAAAGTAAACTAGCAAGGACGCTATGAAGAATAATAAAATGGATGGAAGCATCCAAGATTTTTATCTTGGGCTATCTATCGGTCTGTTTGGTATGTGGTGGATTCTTTACTCATGGGGTGTGAACTATGCCAACTGAGGATCAAATCTATGAGGCGTTATTATTCCTCGAAACTATATTTAGCGCTGAAGATATAATAGAATTAAGGCCGCTACCTGGCGCCGGGCAAAGCAAATGGGTTACGCTTGCGACGGTAGCGGAAGCGCTTGAGAAACTAGCGGTGGTATTCAACGACGAAGCACGTAGGACCCATGCCTACTTCGGCGCTAATCCCCGCAAAGAGGCGGGCGGCAGTACCCTCGACGGAGTACTGTTTGCCCGCTGTTTATTCGCTGATTTCGACGGTGGCACTAGCGTCGAACAGGCGCGTATTCGTATCACAGATTCCAACTTGCCGGCGCCAACAGCGATAGTAGAAACAGGCAACGGATGCCATGCGTGGTGGCGCCTGAGCGAGCCGATCACGGACGCCAAGACGTTCACGCAACTACAGAAAAGTTTAGCGGCGCGCCTTGGAAGTGATAAGGCGGTGGTGGATTTTCCGCGCATCATGCGACTGCCTGGCTTTATAAATTGGAAGTACCCAACCCAGCCGCGCGCCAAGTTAATAGAGGTGGACGCGGGGCGGGTCTACGAAGTCTTGGAATTTGAGGAAGCGAAAATAGCCACCCAAAGTATGAGCGCGCTGAGCCGGCGCTTCCTAGAAACGGGTTATTGTTTGCCGGCGGGCCGGCGCCAAACGGTGTTTACTGTGGCTTGCGATTTACACGCGCGCGGGTGGGAACGTGAACACGCGGCGCGTCTACTCATGGTTCAGGCGGCGGCGCTGGGCTTGGACGCTGACGCGCTCGCTGACCTGCCTAGGCAAATACGTAACGCCTTTGGTAAAGAGCGTACGCCGATAATGGATCGCGCTGAGGATACGGCGCCCGTTTTCGACGATACCGATACAGCGCAAGCGGACACGCTGGCGGGGTGCATCCATGAGTGGCTACACACTAAAGAAAAGCCGTCAATACGTTGGAATTGTCCATTAGATAAAGCCTTAGGTGGACTTAAACGCGGTCAGTTAATTTGTTTTACTGGCGCGCCGGGCGTTGGCAAGAGCGCGCTGGCGCTACAGATTGTGCTAGATGCAACACTTGATAATCCTGATTTAGTTTCGGCATGGTGCTTAGGCGAAATGACCAAGACCGCAATAGCCGCGCGCGCCATTGCGAATTGGGGTTATCCCACAAACCTTGTAACGCTTGACCAAGCAATACAAAAAACAGAGGCGGCACAAGCGCTAGCCGATGACTTGCATAAATGTGCAGACCGTATAAAAATTATAATGCCACCACTAAATTTCGCCAACATGGCGCAAGTAGTTGAACGTACTAAAGCCAGTATACTTGTTATAGATTATTTACAGCTCGTCAACGGTATAAACCCGCGCGCTGACAGGCGAACGGAAATAGATAGCGTGATCCGTGGCGTACGGGCGCTGGCGATCAGTAGCAATTTAGCCGTGATCCTAATAAGCAATATGGCGAAACAAAATGGGGAGTTTAGGATTGGGAATATTGGCAAGGAATCAAGCGAAATAGACTACCAAGTAGATTCGTTATACGTTGGCGAATCTGCATTAGATGAGCCGCTATTAGATAACGGTAAGAAACGAATTACCTGGCGTTGCATGAAGAATCGGCACGAGGAACAGCGGGATTTTACTACTGCATTCTCAGGCGCCTACCAACAATTTGAGATTCTAGGGTAATGGGTAAAGGATTTTATACGGGCGCCTTGCCCACAAAGAAGCCGAAGCGTAAGCCTGGCGAAATGCGAGAGCTGAACCGCCGGCTAGGGGAGTGGTTGAACACCCACACCATGCACACCCTAAGTAAGCCAGCGCTTCAAATCCTATTGGGGTTTCACATCCGCGGGCGTTGGGATACGTGCCAGTGGCGATGTGGCCACAAGGCAATAGCCACCCAATACGGCGCCGCATTGCACAAGAAAAACGGTGTAATTCTAGGCGTCAAAGGCGGGGTAGATCACCGCAGAATTTCGATTGGGTTCAAGGAACTAATACGAAAGGGGATAGTCATTGTAATAAAAAAACGCCAAGGAATCGAATCCGCAACCTATGAATTAACCGACCCAGCAAAGGTACCGAAGGGGCTATATAATCACGAACAAGGGGCTATACTATCACGAACAGGGGGCTATACAGTCACACCCCTTACAAATGTACTTACAAGTATATACAAAGGGACGCCCCTAAATGGGGGCGCCCCAACCCCTCAAGAGAGCGCGGCGCCCCTTGACTGAGCTAGAGCGATACAATCGAATCCTAGACCGACTACGGGCTAGCGGTGCCTACGCCGCCGCTGACTCGCTCCTAGGCTTCCTATCTCGCCTGGACGCCGCGGTGGCGCAAGCCAAGGTAGACCGTGAAGCGCTTGAACACTTGCAAACCCAGCTCATGCTTTGCACTGAGGATAAAAACAGAGCGCAAGACGTGGTACGGATCACGATAGCCGCGGCTGGTGGACACCTACGGGAACGAAAGCCAGGCAAGAAAACAGGGGGACGGCGTGGCGGGTTACGCCTATAGCCGTTTCTACCCTTAAAACGCCATTGTGGAAATCTTTGATTTTTTTACATATTGCGCTTGACAGTAACTGTAAGTGTGTTACTATTACTGTATGACAACTACACAAACCTATCGTAAAATCATGACACTTGAAGAAATTAAATCAGCTGTGATCGCTGGCAAAACAGTGTGTTGGGAAAATGAAGATTATGTGGTTCGCCAGTACATAAACGATAAAACTAGGTTTTATGTTATTTGTTTATCGAACGAACACATTTGCGGATTGTGCGATGTACACGGCAAATTGGTTGGAAGCTTAAAGCAGTTCTTTATTCAAGAACCTAAGACCATTGTTCTTAGAACCAAATCAGGAAAGATTAAGGATGTTGTTGAATATGTTTCCAAGTGTTGGGTTAACAAAAAACTGACCCACAATCGAGATGCCCACTTCGATTATTGCCAAGCTGTTGGAACCAACGGCAAGACCTACGAAACATCAGTAACGGGATGGCGTGAAATGAGAACAAATGTTAAGCGCTAAAGATGTAGCCACCGCGCTGGGTTGCAGTTTGCCAGGTGTGTGGCGCAGAGCGCGCACACTTGGCATTGGTAAACGAATAGGTAGCACCATGGTATTTACACAAGCTGATGTTAAGCGCTTGGCGCCACGCCAGCGCGGATACCAAGGCCACCGTAGCATTCCTAGCAAGTAGAATTATAATGCACCGGTGGACGAATCCGAGGACCTAGACAGCGAAACAATAACCCTGAACGGCGGGCCTTGTTGTGGCGATACGGCCACGGTGGCGATAGGCCCAAATGCTGATGTTCAAATGCGTTTGGTGGTACTGAAGGGAATATGTCTCGACCACGAAATGTGGACTGCGAAGCGCGGATCATATTCCGAGGCGCTATACGCGCGCATGACCGATGGCAAGTGGTGGTACATAGGGCGCTTTCGGGTTATAGCCGGCGGTGAAGTAAAGTTTTATGAGGGGTAATACTTGCGTTATAAATACTTGCGATAGAATACACGTATGGGCATCCACTCCAAAACTAAAGGGAAATGTGGTGAACGTGAGGCCGCCGCGGAATTAATGCAATGGTGGAAACTGAACGGTGTGCGGCGCAGTGTGCAATTCTGCGGTGGTGACGGTACCGCAGACTTATCAAACACCGGGCGGTTACACGTGGAAGTAAAGCGGCGCCGATCTATAAAGACTGTTACGGATTGGCTAGAGCAAGCTGAACGCGACGCCAGCGCAACGGGCAATATTCCAGTAGTGGTATTTAGGCAAGACGGCGCGGGTGAATGGGTAGCGATGATGCGACTTAAAGATGCGCCAGCATTCGCGCGCGAAATACAAACATTAACAGGGGAAACGATTGGCACCAACACAGTATAAAGAGCGGGTTGAGCCTGACCATTTCAGGCCTGGAAGCGTGAAGGGTTCACGCTGGACCGTTGTACAACATGAAAAGAATATACACAGGATTATAATTGAGAACGGCGAGAGCCGTAAGAATTTAAGCCAATGGTTTCTTTTGTCCAGCGACCGCCACCACGATAACGCGCACACCAACCAAGACCTAGAGCTAAAGCATTTAAAGGAAGCCAAGAAACGCAACGCCATTATTATGGATTTTGGCGACCTGTTTTGCGCCATGAATGGCAAATATGATTTACGCAGTAGCCGCGATTCGTTGCGCCCTGAGCATCAAGACGGGCATTACTTGGATCGATTAGTAAAGACTAGCGCAGAATTTTACCAACCGTACGCCGATAATATAGCTCTCTTAACACGGGGCAACCACGAAACCGCTATAACCAAACGCCATGAAACAGATTTAACTTCACAACTTACAGCGCGGCTAAGCGCTAAAAGCAAATACCCAGTATTTAACGGCGGCTACACAGGCTGGGTTATACTTAGTTTATATTCAGGCGGGTCATACTTTAATCTTAAACTGCATTACACCCACGGGCTAGGCGCTGGCGGCATCATGTCACACGGAACACTTAGCACTAGGCGTATCGCCAGCTTTGTTTCGGGCGCTGATATATTTGTCAGCGGGCATACCCACGATAGTTGGGTAGTAACGCTTGCGGAACAGCGATTAGTAACCGCTAACGGAATATACAAAACAGTTATAATGCCAAGCCATCACGTTAAATGCGGCACATATAAGGATGAGTATAATACAGGATTTGGCGGCTGGCATATTGAGACAGGCAAACCGCCCAAAGTATTGGGTGCTGTGTGGATGCGTTTAAAGTGGGAAGGCGAGTACGAAGCTGGCGGGCTAGCAGTGGAATTTACAAGGGCAGATTAATGCAACCTATACGCGTTAAACTAAATGAAGTAGTGTGGCGTATACGCTTTGTGAAGTCCACCGCAATAAGCAAGCGCGCCGACGGTACGATTGATTGGCCGCCTGGACGCCATCCCACAATAACAATACGGGATTCATTAAAAGGACGTGTGCGCTTAGAAGTAATCCTGCATGAATGTATTCACGGCTCATTACCTTTACTTGATGAGCAAGCCGTAACGGACAGCGCGCGCTGGATTAGCCAGGCGCTATGGAAGGTAGGTTACCGATGCCCTTTAAACCCCCCATCTTAGGCGCCAAGGCTAAGCCAACAAAGCCCACACCACGGGCGCCGGACCTTAGACCAAACAGCGGGGCTAGAGGATATGGCAAAGACTGGCAACGGTTGCGCGCTCAGGTGATTAAAGAAAACCCGCTGTGTATTTTATGTGCTAAGGGTAGTTCAACCCAGCGCCCGCGCATTGAACCAGCGGTAGAGGTAGATCATATTATTCCTGTCACACTCGCGCCTGAATTACGTTTAACTAAAAGTAACCTTCAATGTTTATGTAAGCGTTGCCATAGACGTAAGACAATAATGGAACGCACACCATTACGCCAAAAATAACCCTGTAACAATAGTGGCGATTCTAACGTAATAATGGCATAGGCGTTTTTAAAGTAATAAATATTAAAAGTGGCGATTCTGATCTAATAACGCCACTTATCATATAAAAGTGGCGATTCTGATTCAAAAACGCCACTTTAAAAGCGGACTATGGGGGGGGGTGCCGTTCAGTATAAGAATCCCTGTAACCGTTGTCCCCAAATCCACACACACGCCCCCCAGTTTAAAAAACCGCCCTTTTATTACGTACCTTGATTATTTGCGTAATAATTGGGCTATTATTATTCAGCGTTATACATGGCGGGTTCAACTTGTATATTTATTGTGGCTTTGTATACTTTTATAATGGGCAAGCGCGGACCTCCACGACAGCCAATAAAAACATTATTAGATAAAGGTTCATGGCGTGGAACCGCGCGCGCCCTGACTGAAGTACAAGGTACGAATGGCATTCCAGCGCCAATGGCGTTTATACAAAACAATCCTGAAGCGTTGGAAATATATGACATTCTTATATATGAAATCGGAGCGCTGGGCGTATTAAAAACGCAGGATGGAATGATGCTTAGTATTTGCGCGCAATACCTAGCCAAAGCAAACTACGCAGATAGCAGGGTGCCACTTGGCGGGGACGTGGTAGATACTGTGCAAGGGCCGCGCTTAAATCCGTGGTGCCGGCGCGCTGATGATTGTAGAGCTGAAGCCACAAAGATAATGAACGCTTACGGGCTGACCGCCAACGCCCGCGTAAGTCTAACCACGCAAGCGGTAGCCGCAGTGAGTGGCGCCGCAAAACTAGCCGCACGGTTTACCAATGCCAAGAAAACGTAAAATAGTTTGCCCGTCGAATATCCCAGGCTATGACCCCGCGGCCACCGCGGCGCCTGGGGACTACTACGATAATGAGCGGGCAGAAAATGCGTGTGCGTTTTTCGAGAACCACATAACCCACCACAAAGGTAAATGGGCTGGGAAGCCATTCGTGTTGGAGTCTTGGCAACACGCATTTATATCTAATCTGTTTGGCTGGATGCGTGAAGACGGGACGCGCCGCTACCGTAACGCGTTTGTAGAAATACCACGCAAAAATGGCAAGACCACAATGATGGCGGCCATCGGATTATATTGCTTACTTGCTGACGGCGAGAACGCGCCGGAAGTGGTGATAGCCGCCAGTAGCAGGGACCAAGCGGCGGTGTGCGGTGATACCGCCCGCATGATGGTAAAGAATTCCAAGACGCTGAGCGAATGCGTGGAAGTGATGCGGAATACCATATCGGCTAAAGATAATAACGGGCGCTTAGATATAATCAGTAGCGACGCCAACAATAAGCACGGAAAGAGTCCCTCTTGCATAGTGCTGGATGAGGTACATACATTTGGACCCGCAGGCGAGGAATTATATAACGCTTTGGTAACTGGCGTGGCGGCGCGCGCGCAACCGCTAATATTAAGTATAACCACCGCGGGCCATGACAAAAATTCTCTGTGTTGGAAGTTACACCAATATGCGGATAATGTCCGCAAGGGTATAGTAAAAGACCCAGCATTCTTGCCCGTAATATGGGGAGCCGAAAAGGAAGACGATTGGCATGATGAAAAGGTATGGGCGAAGTGCAACCCATCGCTGGGCGTGTCAGTCAGTTTAGAATTTCTACGCGCCGAGCATTCTAAAAGCCTAGAGCTAACGGGTTATAGTTCGCAGTTTCGCCGGCTGTATTTAAACCAGTGGACCGAAAGCGAAACGCGATGGATTAGTGCCGAAAGCTGGAACGCTTGCGCGGTGCCAGGCTTAGACATTGAATCGCTGGCGGGTCAAAATCTTTATATTGGAATGGACCTTAGCACCACCGTAGATTTAACTTGCATATCCTGTATATTCACAGACGAGGAAGAAAATGTAACGTGTATTCCTTTCAATTTCTGTCCTGAGAATGGTATAAAACGACGCTCGAAATTAGACCGCGTACCGTATGAGGATTGGCGCGAGCGCGGCCACCTAGAGGCCACAAGCGGAGACGTGGTGGATTATGACGCCATCATAAATACTTTGCAACGAATTGCGAAAATAGCGAAGTCTATTATACTGTGTGGGTACGATCCTTGGAATGCAACAATGCTGGCAACCACGTTACAAAGCCAAGGGTTTAAAATGGTGGAAGTACGGCAGGGTTTTAGAACGATGTCGGAACCGTGCAAGGCGTTAGAGGCTTTAGTTTTAAGTGGCCGACTCAAGCACCCGGCAAACGTGGTTTTGGATTGGTGTGTTTTAAATTGCGTAAATGAAATTGATAGTGCCGGTAATTGTAAACCGAGCAAAGCGAAAAGTACTGAACGGATAGACGCGGTTAGCGCGTTGGTAACAGCGCTTGCGTGTATGTGTTCAAAGGATGCGGAAAATAATACACCCTCAATATATGAAAGCAACGACCTAAAATGGCTCTAAAAGATTTGCTATTGCGCGCTTTTAAGACTCCCCCGCGCGCTGACTTTGAAGATAACACGAATATAGGCCAGCCTATTGGGCAAAGCATACAAAGTTATTTAAGCGATTTTAGCACAAGCAATATAACTGTTACGCCTGAGAACGCGATGAGCGCGCCTAGCGTTTACGCTTGCGTTAAACTAATTTCGCAAACCATCGCGCGTATGCCGTGGATGGTTTTAAAAAACGATTATAAAACAGGCACCGCCGAGCCTGATAAAGAGCATAATATTTTTGGGCTACTTAATGTCGAATCTAACGAAGATATGACTGCCCACAGTTGGAGGGAGCTTACGGTTTCTGATTTATGTTTATACGGGAACAGCTACAGTTTTATACAGCGCAACGCCGCAGGGGAAGCGGTTTCGCTTGAGCATCTACGCCCTGATTATATGTTTATGCAACGGGACCAGGCCAACCAGCCCTACTACCAGTATTATTCTGGAGCCGTAAGCGATAAAGCAAGCGTTGAAAATAAACAGCGTATGTTTCGCCCGTTTGATATATTGCATTGCCTGACCGCCACGGGCGGGGATGGCATTTTGGGAATGGCGCCCATCGCCGCAATGCGTAATTTAATTGCACAAGAATTGGCGCTGGAGGAATATGTCGCTAGATTTTTTTCCAACAGTGCAAGGCCAAGCGGTATATTAACGATGCCAGGCACCCTGAGCGCTGAAGCCGCCGGGCGCTTGCGCGAGTCTTGGCAGAAACAGCAAGGCGGGGTATTTAACAGCGGGCGTATTGCGGTATTAGAAAACGGGCTTACCTTTAGCCCAGTATCTACCAACATGGTAGAGAATCAGATGATTGACGTCCGCAAGTATTGCAGGGCGCAAATTGCCAGCGCCTTTGGCGTCCCATCGTTTAAGATTGGCGCCACGGAAAGTATTTCGTACTCGTCACAAGAGCAAGGTGAAGCCGCGTTTATTAGTTCAACGCTGGCAAACTACGCTAGTATTATCGAACAGGAAGTAAACCGCAAACTATTTAAGCGCGGTACTGATTATTATACTCGTATAAATTTTGACGATTTACAGCGGGGGGACAGGTCCTCGCGATTTTCTTCATATTCGATAGGGCTTACGACAGGCCTACTGACTGTCAATGAGGCGCGTGCGTTGGAATCACTCCCAAGTATTGGCGAGAGTGGGGACACAGTACGCGTACCGCTGAATACTGCCACGCCTGGCGCGGTGCCTGATGGTAAAACGCCGGCGGCGGATGGAACTGTTCCGCCGGAGCAAGGAAGCGAAACCGGGACACAGACCACGCCACCGCCGGCTACTTCAGACAGCGCGCCTATTATCGCCGATACGGCGCTTAACGGCGCACAAATTGCGAGCATTCTTGAAATCATCGCAAGCGTATCTACGGGCGTCATGTCTAGCGAAGCTGGCAAGGCTTTGATTCTTGCGGGCTTTCCAGCGCTTGACCCCGCAAAGATTGACACAGTGCTGGCGGGTATTAACCAAACAGCGCCAGCGCCAACCAAAGCGGCGCCAGCGCCCGCGGCGCCAACGGCGCCCGAAGCGCCCGTAGCGGAAGCAAAGGCGCTAGAGCTGTTCCTACCAAGCGCACAAGCCGCTATGGCGCGCGCGTGTGAAGCGGAAGCAAAGTACCTGGCGTCTTGCCGGACGCCCGCAAAGGTCCAACGCTGGCGCTGTGACGTAGCGCGCCTAGGCGCTGAGTGTTCCCCGATATACAAGGGCTTGCTAAGTCTATTGGGCGGCAAGGGTGACGGTGATGGCGCCGCCATTGCCACCGCGTTTGCGGACACCATCGAGCGCGAAGCGCGCGCGCGCAAAGATGACTGGCATACCGTGGGCCACATTGCCACCGCCGAAGCGCTCGCGCGACGGCTGATTTCCGAAATTATCCAAACAAACCGAAAGGTACAAAATGAAAATTGAAACACGCAAGGAAGTACAAGTAAAACTTAACGCAAGTAGCGAGCCACTGCCGGGTGAACCTCTGAAAATCGGAGGTTATGCCGCCAAGTTTAATAACCCATACGATATGGGTGATTGCTACGAAACCCTAGCGGCTGACTGTTTCGACGCCAGCAAGGATAACCCTAGTATAGTTTTGCTTTGGAACCACGATACAAGTAAACCACTAGGACGGGTGAGCGCCGGCAACCTACGGGTATTCACGGATGAGGTGGGGCTAGGCTTTGAATGCGAATTGCTAGACACCCCAAGCGCGCGAGAGGTACACACTTTGGTAGGCGCAGGAGTTTATAACCAGTGCAGTTTTGGATTTATATGCGAGCAGGAAGTAATGATTAGAGAAAAGGGGGCGGCAAAACCCACACGCAAAATCCAACGCGCTAAGCTAATGGAATTAAGCCTGGTGTGTTTTCCGGCAAATCCTAATACCGAGGTTCAGGTTCGGGAACTACCCAAACAAAAGCGACGCGTATACCTACCGCCTGAGTTTTGAAACATACTTGCGTAAATTGTAAGTATAGTTATAATGTCACTAATTGAATATAGCCTAGCCGTGGCGCCTGACGCCGCGGCCTAGAGTGGAGCAATGCGACGCCCTGAGCGTAGCGTAATCCAGCGTACTACTTTTATACTTAATAAATGGGTTTATACCCACAGGAATAATATGAACAAACCACTGCATACAGCATCCGAAGATTACCAAGCAATTTACAGTAAGTACCTTTTGCGCGGACGCAATATGCTTACTGACGCTGAAACGCGCGCCATTTCCGTAGGCACTGGCGGCGCTGTAATCGCTGGCGCTTCGTGGGCTACGTTCATTGATAACGCCATGACTCAGGATACTTTGCTTTCACGCGTCCAGCGCGTTGAAACCACAACCAGCTTTACCCAGCCAGTGCTAACCACAACCAATACTTTGAATACTGGACTGGCTGAAGCAAGTTTAGGAACGGGTGGTAGCCCGCTGTTCACCAAAACTTCGCAAGGCACCGGAACCAGCGTTACGGAATACACGTTCAGCTTAAATAAGGTTGCTTCATGGGTCAAGGTTTCAAACGAATTGCTAAACGATTCTCAAGCCGGGCAAGACATTGAAGCATTCTTGCAACGTGAACTTACTTCCAAAATGATTACTGAAATCAATCGCCAAATGGTCGTAGGCGCCGGTAGCACAGAATGCCAAGGCGTTTACAATTCAGCGCGCAACTACGCGCGCACGGCCGCTACGGGCGTGGCTACCACCAACACGATTAAAGACGTGCTAAGCGCCGCCTGGCTTTCAGGCGCGAGTAGTGATTCACCTATGGATTACGAGAGCTGGCGCAACTGCGTAGCGGTAGTAAATTCCCGCGCGCTGGGTTCATGGGACCCATCAGCGTACCCCATCCTATTTCCAACCATGTCCGGCGCAATGCAAACGGGAACGGTATACGAAGGTTTGCCAGTGGTATACCAACGTCTTACCACTAACGCGTCAATCGCCAGCGGTGAGCCGCTAGTGTGCTTCGCCGATTTCACAAAGTATTTACTGGCCACCAACATTGGCGGGTTTAGCGTGGCGCGATATGACGAAACTTTCGCAGACACAAATCAGACATTATTTGTAGGAAGTGTGCGCGCCGATGGCGCCTTACTAAATGCGGCTGGAGTATTAAACATTACACGTAGTTAACTTTTCATAGATACCTATCGCCGCGGTAGGTATCACGCTTCGCGTTGAAGCAATGATATTACCGCGGTGTTTGAACTTTTATAAGGAATGAAACAAATGGCTAGTGATTATAAAACAGTGTTGACGAAGATGGGCGAGGTCTACCAAGAAATGTCAGCATTGGTAGAGGCTGGAAATGCAATGGACACGGGAATGTCAACCGAGCAAGAGGCTCAGTATAATTCTCTCAAGGCAACCTACGCCACGCTTGGCGCACAAAAGGCGCGTAACGAGGAACTTATGGGCATGGAGAATACCGCTAAGAATACCCCAGGCGCGCCAGTGGTTCGCGAGTCTGCCAAGGTAATCGACGCGCGCGAAGCACAGCTGAACAAGCAATGGGAAGTACGTAGCACCGAAAGTTACGCTCACGCATTCGAGCAATACCTACGCAACGGTGAGCATACAGCGCCGCAATTTATTAGAGCGTTGGGCGAGGCATCGGGCCAAGGTGGTACGGTTATTCCTCCAGTTGAATATGATGCTCAGTTGACCGCCAAGATTCAGACGCTAAATGCGGTCCGAAGTTGCGGAAGCAAGATTATGAATTGCGGCAGTTTCCAGCGTAACGTGGCCGTGGAAGCCACGCAAATGGTAGCTGGTTGGACCGCGGAAGCCACAGCCCCATCGGAATCCTCACCAACATACACAGCCGTAACGCTTACACCTAAGCGCTTGGCGGGTTTGTTGAAGGTTTCCAACGAGTTGATTGAGGATGCCGGCGCCCGTAGTTTCAATATGCAAAGCATTATTGCTGAGCAAGCCGCGCGCATTCTCGCTGAAACTGAGGAAACTGGTTTCCTTGTAGGTACAGGCGCAAGTAATCAACCCGTTGGTATTACAACCGATTCGGCGTTGACCACTAGCGCCAGCACAATTACGGGTCCATCCGTAGCGCAAGTTATTACATGGGTATATTCATTGGCCCGACAATATCGCAAGGATGCCGTGATTCTTATCAATGACAATACTGCTTCATTGATTCGACAGCTTCCAAATATCGCAAGCGGTTTAACTAATCTCTTGTGGGTTAATTCCACGGATCAATCTGAGCCGGACCGCCTGATGGGTATTCCAGTTCACATTACCGCTGGCTTGGATTCAGTTGGCGCCAATAAGATTATTGGCTTGATTGGTTCATTCAAGAATAATTGCGTGATTGGTCAACGCAGTAATTTCGAGATGAAAACTCTTCGTGAGCGATACGCTGACGCAAATCAAACTGGATACCTTTTCCAGAATCGCGTCGATATTGCTCTCACACTGCCAGCGCTTGCGTTTAAAGCTTTGAAGTGTGCGGCCTCTTAATCACTAGTTTACTTCGGTATATTTGATTTCACCCCCCAAGCGCCTAACCGCGCTTGGGGGATTTCATGGAAAACGTCAAACTAATAAAGGCGGGTAGCACTTTGGCTGAAGTTTTTCCACTCGGAACTATACTAAGCGTGAGCGCCGCCGAAGCCATAGAATTGATTTCTACGGGCATTTGCGAGCGCGCCGACAGTAGCGACGACTTGCGAAGCGCCACACAGCTGGCGCCACGCACAGCAACCAGGAAGGGCGTTAAGCGATGAGCCGTAGCAACGCCGCCGCCGCGCTATTGTTTCGCCGCAAGGGCGACGGCTCTACGCTGAATTTGGATTTTACAGGTGGCTCATTAGATTCCCGCGTGGTGCTGACACGATCAGCGAACACGGCGACCTACATCAATTCATCGGGCTATGTCGCTACTGCCGTGGCGAACGAAGCGCGCTTTGATTACGACCCAACGACGCTTGCGGCCAAAGGGCTTTTAATTGAGGGAAGCGCAATTAATCTTTTAAAGTTTTCTGCTTACGCCAATACGAATTGGATTGCATACGGTGGCTACACAAAATCATATACCACGGGGATCACTAGCCCCGCTAATGATTCAACTGCCGCAAAAATAACATTAAGCGCAGTTGGTCACGGTCTGTATACAAACAATTCACAAATGAGTTACACCAATTCGGCTGGCTCTGTCTACACATGGAGCGCATGGATTCGAGCAACGGCAAACACCACAAATTTAAATATAAGATTTGGAGATAGTGCGGCGGCAATTGGATCTAATATTGCAATAACAACTACTTGGACGCGATATACCTATTCATATACTGCGCTATCTAACAGTGGACCTGCATTACAAAGCGCATCAGGCACAGCCACAGGCGAGTTTGA